AAAGTTGATACGATTCAACTAAGACATCTTTAATCATCTACGTGAAAAAATTTCTTGCATCCGTTTTAGCAGTTGCTTCATTAACCACACCTGTTTTTGCTGGAGAAGAGAAAGTTAAAAGGTGGCGCAGCTTTGATTCTGTAGGTTGCATGATGCTGCGGGAATGCACTGAGGATGTAGAGCGGATAGAAACCTGGTCAGACCTAGGCCCAGAATATGTGATTGCAGGATCCGAATTAGACGGAATCATTGCCGCACTGGACAAAATCGGCGCAGGTATTTTTGTAGCCGATGAAAAGTATTTTGCAATGAGGATGCGCGGTGTTTATGACGTTCGTTTAAACAACATCTTTTTGAACAAGTTTTACCTGGATCAACCCACCAAGATGATTCAGGTCATTCGCCATGAAGCATGGCATACCGCACAAGACTGCATGGCGGGAACTTTAGACAACACGTTTACAGCTTTGATTTTCCCCGAGGAAGATGTCCCTGACTGGATTCGTAGAGGAGCAGAACGGACGTACCCAAAAAACGTATTGCCTTTTGAAGCCGAGGCAATGTGGGCAATGTATGTAGAAGAGAAGACCAAAGACGCCTTAGAGGTTTGTGCGGGACCACTGAAAATGTGGGAGCAATACACCCCTACTCCTTTAACAGGCGAATGGTTAAAGGAAAAAGGGTTTATGAAAGAGGGCTAAAACAAAAGATTTGTTACTGATTGTATAATCTTATTAAGTCTCATGGGACTTATTAAGGACTTCTGTACTCGCTCGCGGTTCCTGCTCCGGATGACTATTGTTCTGGGACACTAACCAATACAGCTATGACACATACCCCTCCCAACGACCAAACCATCGTTGATGAGTATTTTAAACTACGAACGAATCGAAGACGCAGCCGATTAGCTTGGCTGTTTGGTATGATTGCGACCTATGGACTCACTCCAGACGCCCTGGAAGGCTTCTCCTGGGGTCCTGAGGCCTCGATCTACATACAAGGCAAACGTCGCCCTGTAAGCCCTGTACACCCTCAATGGGCTATAATTTTCAGGCTAAAAGAAGAGCAGCCCCGCAACTGGCAGGACTGCTTGCAATCTCTGTCTGAACAGTTGTACTGCGCAATGGCGTATCAAAAGGTGGGCGTAAACATCACCGACCTTCTGCTATCGCATCAAATGCGGAAACGTTTGTATCGATCCGTCAAGCGGCCTCGGAAAGTACTCCGACC